AACATATTTTCCCAATCACCAATGTAAGTATCTAAATCAATATATTCACCTAAAGACATTGCATCAAAATCTGGAATCAATCCGTATTCAATATTATTTAATCTGAATGTCCTAATAAGATCAGGCTTTTTCTCAAACATATTATTTAAGATATGCACTATTTTATCAGCATCAGATAATTTTAATAGTCTTACTGTTTTAGCATCTAAATTACAGAATATCTCTATCATTTTACATTGCAGGAAATAAGCATCTGTATTGTTTTCTTGTATTTTTAAAAACTTTTGATATTGTTTTAAAGATATTTCAGCCAAGCTATTTGGAATAATTAATTCTACTTTCATATATATATAACGTATTTAAAATTGATTTTTATAATAGACTAAGATAATAAAAAAAGGGCAGCCATTTCTGACCACCCTAATAGATGTAAGATTACCCAAAAAAACTTACATCATATCTGCTTCAAAACAATTATTACTACAATAACCTTTTTTATCTATAGGCTTTTCACAATGATCACAAGTATATTCTTTATCATTCCACCCTCTGTAATCGTGTTCTTGTTTTACTAACCAATCATCGTAACCCATCATAACTCTAAATTTTTTAAGTGTTTATATTTGTTTTTTAGTTCCTGAAGTTCTAATCTAACTTTATTTCTTTCATATCTATATTTACTAATCATCATATCTTTTGCCATAGCATCTTGATGAAGTCTAACAATATAAAAAGTAATGTCAAGATATTTAGTAATTAAATTATCCAGGTCTTTATTTTCTGGTCTTGCCTTCTGCCATTGCTTTAGTTTTTCTAATACTACTATTGAGTTGCTGAGGTATTCCAAGTTGTGTATGTTTTCAATTGCGTTCATTAAACAATATTAAAAAAAGTTTTTAAATTGCTCTAGTTGTAAATCAAAATTAGTAACTCCTAATTCTTTTAATTTTTTAATTGCAGAATTTAAAGTTTTAGAAGTATGCACACATTTGCTATTAAAGAAAATTGCCCAATCATTACCCCAAGATTTTTGGTCAAATTGTATATGACCTATATCATCACGTGATGTAATAAAATCCATTGCAGGAGTTTCGTTGTTTTTAATTTTTTCAGCAATAGTTAATTTAATAAAATTTTTCATTTTGTTTAGGTTTTTTATATTGACTTAATTGCCAATAATCAAAGATAACATAATTAGAGTTATTCACAAAATATTTAATAACTTATTTATGAAATATAATATGTACCTCTATTTGGGTTCTGAAGTTGATATGAAACACTATATCTAATTGCATCTATTAGATGATTCCATTTATCTTGTGGTGTCTTAGACTTTTTTTCTAACCAGGAATAGTTATTTAGTTCTTTAATTAAGTTAATACTACTATCATCAATTACTAAATCATAATCTTGTAATAGTGATATACCATAAGTTATAGATCCCTGTCCTTTTATAGCTTTAACTACATTACAGCCTTTAGCTTTTATTTCTGATAGTAATCTAGGTTCAGCAGAATCACCTACTATTAAATTGTCTTTTGCGTGTTTTATATTTAGTAAAGCTATTTCAGAAGTTGTTAAACCTTTTAAATAAAAACATTCTTTTAGATATATTATTTTGTTTGTGTTGTCAATGTTAGTTTCTACTAATGTTGATTCATCAGCAGCAAATCCATAATCTTGACCAAATACAGAAACACCTACTTTTTTGAATTGTCCTATTTTCCAATTATTAAATATTACACCCTCTGCTTTTGCTAACCATCCACCAAGCATTTGATGTTTGTATTTTTCTGGTCTGCGTTTCTTAATGTTTTCTATTTGATTTAAATAGCTACTAGATAGATTTTCTATATTATCTAAATAAGTTGTGTGTATATATGTTGTGTTGTCTTTTGTTGTGTTGCTACCATCCATTACACCTTTATCTTCAAAGAACCTGGAATATATCCAATGTTCTTTTGTTACAGGGTTAAGTATCATTATAACTCTGTTTCGTTGTTTAAGGTTTCTAACAGACAAATCTATTTTATCAAATATGTTTTCATCAACAAGTTCTTCTGCTTCATCCATAACCCAAGTGCTAACATTAGTTAAAGACTTCAGATTAGCTGTTTGATCTCCTGATGATGTTTTGATACCTTTAAATAATATCTTACTACCAGACCTTTTATTTATNATTTCATCTTTAGTTATATGAAAGTCGTTTTCAATATTAAGGGTTTCTATNTTGTCTATAAATTCTGGTATTATAGAAATATATGCAGAAGCTAATGTGAACCTGGTAAATAGTATTGTGTGTCCTGCTTCATAAGTTAGCAGAACTAATAATAAGTTAATAGAAAAAGATTTCCCAGAACCACGACCACCAGTTACTATAAAGTACCTAGAATCTGATTGTGTTATAGGACTGTACTTTTTATTTACTTCAATCACTTAAACTTAATAAGGTCTTTAAAGTTAATGTTAAATCCTTCTTCAGAAGATATATCTATTGATTCTTTAGGTTTACCATATCTATATCCAAAGTATAAAGACATTGCCCTAGAATCACCTTTTAAGACTTGCTGACCTAGTGTTTTAATTACCTTGTCATTATCTATTAGATTGTCCATTTTCTCTATTAGCCTAACTTCATCAGCTTTTCTTGGTCTGCCAGATCCTGCCCTTGAACCACCATTTTTTTTTCTTTTATCCATAATTGATATTTTATTGATTAATCAATCTTTATTATATAACGTAATATAAGACAAATTTTATTTTAGACTGATTTAGTTTTTTTCCAATCCCAAGATTTTTTTAGTAATGCTATTTGTTTTTCTACATCTTCAAATCTATCTTCAGGAATATTTCTAACTAATTTTACTAGTGGTTCGTTTAGTTTTGTTTCACAGGAATTGCATTTATTTTCTAAGTAGTGCACTCTATCTATTTGATCATAGTTTAGATTATTTTTAAATGTAAATGTATCTTGGACTTCTTTTAGTTTTTTATTTATTCTTTTATATTCTGGATATTGTTTGCAGCTATTCATTACTGTTGCGTGATTCATTCTTTTACCATTGTTTTCATAGAATAAGGCAATATTAGTCCATCTCATTTTTAGGTTGTGTCTTAGTATGTAAGATAGTAATGCTCTATGTTCAACGACTTTTCGTTCCCTTGTGTTTCTAAATACATTAATACCAGATAATTCTTTTATTTTGTCTGCAATATCTATTGGATATAGGTTATTCATTGTGTTCTTAGTTTTAAAAGGTTATAACATTCTGTGTATTTCTGTCTTGCTTTACCTTTATATTTTTGTTGGAATAACAAATATAGTTGTTTAGTGTATTGATATTGTGTTTTACAGTCTTTATAATATTTCTTTGCAAATGCTTTACCTTTTCCTTTAAAGTAGTTTACATTGTCTGCTGTATCTCCTACTATGCATTGTTCATAGAAGTTATATAATGCTTCTTGTTTTGATATGTTAATTATTTGTTTGTGTTTGTGGTGGTAATTATATATCAAGCAGGGGAATTGTTTATAATCCTTATCTATGCTTACAATCATTACTTCTTCTTTTCCTATTGTGTTACTAATTTCATACCAGTACCTAGCTACCAGGTCATCTGTTTCAATACCAAAACCAAAGATGCTGCTATATTGATCTTTAACGTATTGGTGCATTTCGTGAAGTAGTGGTGGTAATGTTTGTTTTTTTCTATTAGCTTTATATTTAGAAGTAAGAATTTTTCTAAAGTTTCCTTTACTGCCATTAAATGTGATGACTTTATCTATTTCATAATGTTCTTCTAAGTCATTTACTATTTTCATAAATTGATGGTCAAACTTAATTTTAGCATCTTCTATGTTTTCATAGTATGGATTATCATCAGGATTTTCTTTTGACCTGTAACAACTAGCAAAGATTAAACTATCAGCATCTACAAGTAAAATCATTTTTTAATTTTTTTATAAACTTTATAATCGTTTCGCTGTAAAAGTTCTATTGCTTTTTTAATTTTAATTTCATTAATTCTGAATGCGTTGAAGATTTCGTTTTCGAATGGATGATTCATATTTATTAATTTTACTTTCAATTTGTGTGTGATTTATTTCTCTAAAATAATTATCATTTAAATAGTTTAAATACTTATTCATTTTAAAATAATAATAACAATACTATAACTATAAAAAGACCTGCACAGGATATACCAAACAGAATCATATTACTTTCATATTGTTTATCAGATCTACCTTGCCTTGACCTGTACTGTCTAACTTTTTTTTCTTTTTTCATATTATGCAAATATCCAAAGTGATGCCCAGAATAATATAAAGATTGATACAATAAAAATTGCATCCCCAATAATGTTTAATTTTTTTTTCATTTTGTTTGTTTTATTTAATCAAATATATAATTAAATAAGTTATTAACAAAATTCAATAACTATTATTTTAGGAAAAGTTTATGTTTATTCTACTAGCTTGGTTTTCTTTTAGAAGATATACATCTTTTTTTAATCTTCTTTTTGTCCACATTGTAGTGTCTGGACAATACATTTTAATAGGTTTTGGTAATTCTAGTGTGTTTAGCCAGTAAAGAAAATTACCTTTAGGATCATTAACAAAATACAATTTAATAATGTTTTTATCTAAAGACATTAAATAATCATATTTATCTTTTTCAATTAGTTTTTCTTCATAATATTTATTTCGGAATTTCATTTCAATAATACAATCAAAACCTTTTGGGGTTTTACCTGCTGCATCCCATCTTGTATTTCCTTCACCAGTGTGTTTTAAATCCCATCCATCAAGGTTTAAAATCATCACTACTGCTTTTTCCCATTGATTAACTTTCTGGATTCCCATTATTCCAAACAATATTTAAATCCTTAATCCATTTGTTTATTGTTTTAGGGGAGCAGGTGCAGGGTTTATAAAAACTATGCTTGTAATACTTGCTGTGTAGTTCACAGACCAGTTGAAATTCTGATGCTGATATGTGTTGTTTTGTACCCATCCTGAATACTGTCCAAAGTTTAAAATCTTTTTTTTCAAATTTTACCATCTTTTAATTTTAATCTTATTTAATTTTTTTCTTCTTTTATCACAATTACATTTAGTTCCTTTAAATGCGTGATAGGTTTCAACTATATATTTGATGCCTGTATATTTTGTAATGTAATATATTAAATCTCCTAGTTTCAT